TAGAGGTATCTGTTATTAACTGAAAGACCTGAGTCTTTAAATCATCATCATTACCATCAATGATATTTAATTTTAAACCTGACACATTATCGTGTTTAAATACTCTATCTGTTAACCTAGAATCTAATCTATGATCAGCTCCGAGGTTTAATGAAACTTCATTAGATTTCTGTCTCCACTCCTCGAATGTATTAGATTTTAAAATTTTAATTTCGTTATCGGCCATTATTTACCACCTAAATTTTTTAATAGTGCTTTAATTTCTGCAATGTCATTTTTCATTTCGGCAAGTTCATCTGATTGTTTATTTCTCTTAGCTATTTGAGATAATCTTTGATTATATGCCGTCTTGTTATTATTTATAACGGCATGATTTGTTAAATCTCTTTCTAGGTTAAAATTATTATCTATTTTTACTTTTTTCATTATGTTGTCGCAATTGCCCTAAAGTCTTTAATAGTTGGAATATCTGTACTTCTTACACTTTTCAATACAACTTTTATACTAAATTTACTGAAAGGAGTATTTAGGGTAGTAAAGTCTTTCTGATAATGGACCTCTGAATATACACCATTACTATTTGTTGGTACTATTTGGTCTGGAGTCATTTCACTCCAATCAATAGCATCAAAATCAATATCAGAGTCATCGGTAATTTTATACCAAACTTCGATATCAGCATTCTTTGGTTTGTTTGCATTTATATAAACATCTAATACATTAGCATCAGTATTAAGAGTTACTTGTTTAGTGATATATTTAGCAGCTGCAGATGAGCCTGTTCCAGAAGATTCAGCAACATAAGTACTATAATTTGCTTGATGTTCCTCAGGACTATTAATTCTATTTTGAATAGTAAATAAAGATGTTCTATTTAAATCAATTACAGGAGAAAGATTCTCTTTACCGCTGTTACTTAATACACACCTTAGTTGGAATGGTTTAGAAGCTAAACTTTTAAATGCTTCATTTCTTTCTGAGGCAATCATATATGGTTTTTCAAACTGAATATTTTTATTACCTAAAATTTCTTGTTCATTATCATATGTGTAAAATGATTGTCCAGAATCATTCTGCCCATCTTGTGAATAACCAGTTAAACCAGTGTGAAAATATTTAATTCCTGCTTTATCAAATTCAATAGTAGAAGCATTTACTCTTAATACATCATACATCTGATTTTCTGAAGCAGTTACAGCAGTACCACCGCCTCTAATTCCTATTGAAGCCGCTTGTCCTGTTACTGTAATAGTATATGAATCAAGTTCAGCATCATTTACTGTATGGTTACCATTAAGTGCTGATGCCACAATACCATTTACTGTTCCTGAAACACCTGCAATACTTACTGAGTGATTACCATCAACTCCATACATACCGTGGTTTTTATGCATCACTCTAATTCTACAAGTTGAACCTGTAACATTTTGTTCAAACACCAATGGATTTAATCCTAGTGTTTTTAGAGGCACTGCATCATTTACAAAATTAACTTCTGCAGATGAACCAGTAAATGAAGCTCTATTTAATTTAAATTTAAGATCTTTATTTTGTTCTGGAGTCCAAGTAGAAGCATTAGCAGAGGTAAAGAATACACCATCAAATGGCTGTTTAGTAATTCTCTTATCAATATCTGTTAAATCAAATTTACTTGTTTCTGCAACATAAACTTTATATTTGTCTGAGTTTGAAATTGCAACGATTGCATATTCTGTACCTTCTTTTAGGTAAACAGGAAAGTCCCAATTAATTGTTGTGGAACTTGATGCATTAGCATTTGCAAAGTTAGCAGGTGTTGATGCAATATCAGTAGGATATACCACAACGTCTGCGCCTGGAACAATTCTTTGTGTTGGGTAACCATTTTCTACTTCTCTAATAGAAATACAAATCGGAATATTTAAATCAATTTGATTAAAGAATAACTCAACACTAGTAGTAAAGATACCACCTTCTGTTTTAATAACAAAGGATTCTGCAATAGGATCATAATACCTAATTAATTCATGATTGGTTTCATTTGTTCTTTTTGTGACTGTTTTGCTTTGATTTACTTCTCTGTATGCAATTCTAGGAACCTTTGTATTAACAATTGTTCTCTGGAATGTCTCTAAGACGCCTTGTGCATAAAAATTTTCAATAGCCTTAGTAGTAGAATTAGCATCATTGTTTGTTGATGAATCTGTTAATTTAAATTCTCTAGTACCAGTTTTAAATTTAAGTGCATCATTTCTAGGTATTACGAATGAACCTATAACTCTACCTGATGCATCTGTTGTTAGATTACCACTGCCGCTTGGATGTGTAGTAGCATTTTCATAAGTGGTAACACTTGATCTATCAGAGAATTCAGTCATTGCAGATTCTTCTCTACAATATGCAGAAACATCAACACCATTAAAGAATGGATATACTCTTGTAGATGGTTTTAATAATTCTGCTTGGAAGAAAATCTTTCTTGATCTCATAAATGGGATAAAGTTAGTTTCTACTACTACATTACCCATAACCTTAGACTGAACATCTGATGTTACAAATGATTCAATACCATCCCTTGAAGAAGTACCGGTTTCAGTAAACGCATTTACTGTAGTTCTAACATCAGCTCTACTTTTGCCTCGACTATTAGCAGTACCAGTTAATCTTTCAGCCTCTGAAGCATTCATTCCGGTTCGATTCTGACTAGAAGATGAGATTAATTCTTTACCTGTCCAGTTGGTTTCCCATTCGTTCCAAACGGTACCTAAGATGCCTTCAGACTCTGCCATATTAACAAACTGCTCATAGACAGAATTATCATCAATGATAATATCAGGTCTTTGGTCTACATCTTTCCATTCGTCTGATTCTGGAGACAACTTAATTGTGCCATCCCAAATGATCACGTTGTATGGGTTAACAAATTCTGCATAAGAAGAATAAGGTTGATTTAATTCTGTAACATTTGTATAAGGCATAGTAATAATACCACCCTTAGCTGATTTAACTGCTGTACCAGAATCACCTGTTTTTCTTACTAGGTTAATATTTCTTTCATCAAACTTAGGTCTTAGGATACCGTTTTCTTTGTCAATGGATACAGCATAATCTGGGTGACTTGTATCACCTACATTATGTCCATAGAAACCATCAACAATAAATCCATTTTTAAATCTTGAATCTCCATTTGAATCCAAAATTTGAGATTCAACTGCACTCTTTTCTAACAATGACAGAGATGTATAATATTCTAAATTTTTAACTCTTTTATCGAGAGCACCAATGTCTCTCATTGTGTATCTCTTATTATCAATAGGTGTTACTAAAACATCTGAAACACTAAAGACATAAGGATTTAATTTAATATTGTATAAGTGAATTGCGTCTTCAATTGATTCTGGCTCAACTGGGAACAATGAAGATGTTCCTTTAACTACTTTATAGTCTCCAGACTTTGTTAAGAAGATCTTATCAATTCTACCTAAGAAGTGAGTAATTTTAAGCTCAACTGTTCCTACAGGAGCAATCATATTTGTTGCAATCTCTCCTGTACCAGAAGAAAATTCAGAACCCAGAGTTGCACCTGTTCTTGCTTTAGTTGGTCTAAAGTCAATAGCATCTCTTAAATTAATACCATTAAATGATGGTATAGATGCATAATCATTTGCAAAGTCATATGAATCAACAGAAAAATAATCACCACCAGTATTGTGTCTATAACAGTCAAATGTTACTGTATAATTACCAGCAGGAAGTGATTCGCCACCTTTTAAAATTACATTACCGATATCATAGAATGATTCTCTTTGTCCATTATCTAATAGGAATCTATCAGCATAATCATTGCCTGATGCATCAGTAATTGTTTTAATTCCTAAAATATCAACTTCGGCTAATGGATATACTGATTGTGCAGCATCATATGTAATAGTAGTAGTAGCATTTAATATTTTTGTTTTTGTCTTGGCCTGTGCATTTAACTTTCTTACTGTACAAACAATTACAGCGGACTCGCCGTTGTATGCAGTTAGACCACTAATTGTAATACTGTTTGTTGCAACACCAGATACATTTGAATCTGCAACTTCAAAGACGTCTTGGTTATCACCTAAAGCACCACTATGAAATATTACATCATCATCATTAGATAATGTAGTGCCAGAAGGTAAGCCAAAAGTAACACTACCACCTGATACACTTTGACCTGATAATCTTACACGAACATCAATATCTGCTGTATGATTAGATCCATCTTTTAATGTTTTAATAGAAGTTGCTGGCAGTGGAAATACAAGGCTGTTATTACCTGTGTCAAATCTCTTACCCAATGCACCAGCAGCTAAATTAGCCTCAAATGTGGTTCCTTGACTAAGTTTTGCAACACTACCAAATGCTTGGCCAGAGTCCATGGTTACATCAAAGACATATAATCTAAACACATCTTCTGCACCATCAAATTCTAAGCCCCTTGCTCTACATGTACCAATATCTGTTCCACCTGAGTTCTTTAAATCAATAACTGTTAGGCTATTAATATCAGGAATGCCTTCACATTCATTTTTATCTAGTTTTAAATAGTTGCCAAATCCAATAGACTGAATAGTTTCGGGAATTACGAACTCATCTGAAGCTGATCTGGTTTTATCTAAAACAATATGTTCTGTACCAGTTTTTTCTACTCTACGGCCGTCTATATAGGCAACACTAGGCTCAATTCCGATTGCAATCTTATCATCATCTCCACCCTGACCGGCCACCAAGTAACCATTATTATTACCTGCATTTAAATGTTCCTTAATATCAAGAATAAAGGGTCCAGTAATATAATCACCACTTTCTTCTGATGTCCTTGTTTCTAGTCTGGTAGATAATTCAGTATCAACAGGATTCTCGTTCTTCTTAAAAACGATCCCGTTATTAACTGTCATTAAATGAATATAATCATCTGTTACTCTAGAAGCTAAATTTATATCTTCTTTAATTAATTGTGTTTCAATAACATATCTATTTGCGCCTGGAGCAGATTCATTAGAGGTGCCTTGAGCATTATCAACTAGATCAGTATAGCCACTATCAGCTGATGATTTTACTGATTCGGTGATTGATAGTCCAATAATATATGTTGGTGTATTAGTATATTTGTCAAGAATTAAAGTTTCCTTTGGCACATGTACCATATTACCCGAGATGAAATAAACACCTTCCGAAATAGATACACTAGAACCTACACCTGTTTCATCTGCAATTGATGAACCACCAGCACCACCAACAGTAGCAGACTTAGCAACGTCAGCATCTGAAGTAATAGTTTCTCCAGCAGCAAATACTTTCTCTTGGTTAGTACCTGAATTAGTATATTTCAAGTAAAGAGTAATAGGATCACGTGAGGATTCTGCAACAGCATTAAGTACTTCTGCAGTTAACCCAGTTGTTGCACCAGTAACAGTAGTACCAATAAACGCGGATACATTTGTTACAGAATTACCACTATGAACATTTTCTAATTTAACATAATGATAATCAGTATATAATGACAGTTTACCGTCTAAAACTCTATCACCATCTTTAAATGTATATTGGCCCAATTTATCAATTTGAGCTTGAAGTGCAGTTTGTAGCTGAGTTAATTCTCTAGCCTGAACTGCGAAACCAGGGCGGAACAAAATTCTATGATAATTTTTTGTTTCGTCAAAGTCATCGTAATAAGGAGCGACGTTATATTGTTTTATATTACTAATAGCCATTTATATTTCTCTCGTTTCTAAATTCTAAATTAGAATTCAATAATGCATTTAATATCTTCAATCTGTGAAGCACTTCTATTAATTGGTGCTCTATTCTCCAAGAAGACTAATTGTCCACTACCTTTCACTACTTCTGCCGCATTAACTGCTGTACTAGCATGAGTAGTAGAAGAACCTCCAGTTGGATTTGAACCGGAAATTACCTCATTGTTTTGAAATGAACCATAACCTGTTTTTGAATTTTGGTAATAGTACAGTCTTGCATTTGATGCATCAATTTCAACTAAGTAAGCTTTAGCTAAAGATGTTGCACCTGTAATAACTTGGTCAACCACAAAGCCTGTTACATTTTCTCCGGCAGCTAGCTGTAAGTATTTAGTAGCTTTTAAAGTAGGTGAAGTAGCAACAGTAGTACCAGATGAATAAGGATTCTTTACAATTGTAACTTGTCTGAAATCATTACCGATTGTAATATCACCACCATCTGCTCCATCAAGTTGAGTATTTAAACCAATAAAGAAAGCACCCAGTTCTCCGACTGGATCGGTACCATGTCCTGATTGAGGAGCGATTACTGCTCTAGCACTTGCATCACCTGCACTGAAGGTAATATCGGCAACTGTATAATCTGTGCCATTTGTATTAACAGTAATACTTGCAACTGTTTGTGTAGATCCTGAACCACTCATTACTGCTGTTGCAGTAGCACCTGTGCCGTCTCCTGTAATAGTTACAGTAGGGGTTGAAGAATAAATACCACCACTAACAACTTCAATTCTTTCAATACCGGCAGCGGTAGTAGAATTATATGAAGCAACCTGAGAAGCAGTTTGTGGGTATCTAACATCTGTATCCAGAAGAGCACTAGGAATGCTTGCGGTTCCATTAGCTGCTACAGTAAATGGTAATGTACTAACTGGCATATAAGAATTTGTTAAGAATTTTTCAGAATCAGAAGTTGCCACTGTATACATATATTTCCATGTATAACCATCTGCACCTGTATTAGGAGCAGTAGTTGTATGTACTGGTTGAACACTTGTTGCACCACCACCAGCGGCTACACATTTATAAACTTTAAATTCAGAAGTAATACAATAAAACTTCTTATCGTAAATATCTGAATCATCTGAATCCCATGCAACGAAACTCTCTCCGTCTGCATAGTTATATCTTGGTACCACATGGGATACATCAGATGCATTAATTAATTTCATAGCAATCAGCTGCTGATATGCTTCATTAATGTCATCTCTATGATCACCAGGTACAAAGGGAGTTGTATCAGTTAAATCACTTGTGGTATTGGACCAGGCATCAGACTTACCAATACCTAGATAAACACTAGTGTTTGCATCTGCTACATCTTCCTTAAAATTCTCTGCATTGAGAACTCTGAAAGGGGTTGTAATAATTGCTGCCATTTTAATTTATCCTATGAGTTACTTTCTTTTAATTTAAGTCTATAAAAGAATTTGTGTTATATCTATTTATACTATTTATATTGTTTGATTGTATGGTTTGACTTCCGAATTGTTCAATAGTTTGATTTAAATTAAACTTTTTCGGGCTGTCATAATAACTAGTTCCTTTATTATTAAAGTAGTTATTATCCTGTATAGTTCGTGTTCCATCTAAGAGATGATTGAGCATAACTTTTAAGTACATGCCAGTCTCTTTAGCCCTTGATTCAATTACCATTGAAGAGCCTAATTTAACAACCGGATCTAAAACATAACCATTACCTTCATTGGTAATATTTATACTGGCTATTTCAGTTGGAGTCAGAAGAGCTATACATGCTGCACCACCTCCGCCGCCACCAGTTATTTGTACTGTAGGAGTACCAAGATAACCAGAACCAGGTTCTGTAATAAAGAGACCATCTACTTGGCCGTCATCATTAATAATTGCCCTTGCTGTTGCTCTTGTACCACCACTGCCTGTAGGTAATGAAATAGTAACCGTCGGTTCACTCGTGTAGTTAGTACCTGTGCTAGTTAAACGTAGTAGTTCTACCGAAGTAGGTTCCATCACAAACTCTGCAGTTGCCTGTACATTACTTGCAAGTAAAATACCATCTTGATCAACTGCTGTAGGAGCCTCCAATGTAATAATAGGAGCCGAACGATATAATTTATTAGCATCTGTAGAGTAGGTTATATTACCAATTTTACCAGCACCATTAGCAGGAGCAGGTACATTAGCCGCTATTTGTGTATAACCACTACCACCTTGGTCTACAGTAATAGAATCAATACCACCTTCAACATTTAATACTGCAGTAGCCGCAGCACCTGTACCGTCACCAGAGAATGTAATTGTTGGGGGTGAAGTATAATTATTACCTTGGTTCACAATCTCTACTGCAGTCATAACACCACTACTATTAATAACAGGCGAAAGAATTGCTGTCTTATTTAATAGTGCCTTTGGAGCAGGACCAAACATAGATGCGAACATCTCTACAAGTAATGGTAAGTCTTCCGCACCAATAACACCAGGTTGTATACCAGGCATAGAGGAGAGAGTAAACCTATTAGTTCTGCCATACGCATTCACTAATTGATCTATAATTAAGCCAGTCTCCGGATTTTTAGTAGGTACATTAATACCCTTTTCTACCTTACCATCACCAAGAGCATCTCTTACCATATTAATAAGGATCAGAATCTCTCCAAAGAAGATAAATCCAGCAGGATGTACTAATCTGTTAAACGTATATTCCCAGTCAGTTAAATTTTTACCTGTTTTAATGAGGTAAGAATATTTTTGGTATCTGTAACTGTCATGTATCTTTATTTTCTTTTCAGAAAGAAATCCCTTAGTAGAAATAAACTGATTAGTATCACTGAACCAATCTCCTGATGAAGGTATGAGAGTATTATCATAAGGTCTCTCAATTTCAACTTCTTCGTTAAAGAGTAACCTAAAGAATGTCTCAATAGAATCAGACGAACCTCTTACCTTATAGAAGTCTACGATTCTTTTATAAAGCGTATTTTTATTTACCAGTAGTCCTCTTGGAATGGCAGAGGCAATTTCTTTCTGCATCATTTCTAGGTACTGATGAGTCGCGTCTAGCTCACTATCAGAGTTCTTGTCAATGTCCATAAAGTCCTCTATGGCATTTAAGACATAAGAGGGACCTGGGCCTACCCAATTTTTAATCGGTGTGGTTAAACTTGCAACATCACCATTATAGGCAGATAAACCACTGATGGTCATTGTCTTGCCTATTTCAGATGTACTATTTCTTAATGAGCCAGGAAGTTCATTACCATTTGATATAGACACATTAGCACTATTCAAAGCCACTGTTGCAGTACCTCCGTCTTGTCCCTTAATGGTTAATGTGGAACTACTACCCTGTTCATCTGTATAAAACTGATTGTTTTCATTGTTCGGATCAGAGATACGAAAACGTGCAACGCCATCCAAAACTAGGTCTGTATGAGTCTCATTTTGCTCATATATAAACTCATTGAGGTTCATGAAGTCGTAGTATTTTTCTAAGAGTAACTGAATACCCGTATCACCACTTGCTTCTAAAATCTCACTTGGTATTACCTGTTGTACTCTCAGGTTCTCTTTAGTCCTTTTCTTACTAGAAGCTAAAGTCTCGATATATCCTGGTGAGTTACTTTCTGACATATTATCTTAACCTTGAATTAGTTGTATAATCGATTGAACCAGATGCACCTGCAGTAGAGATAGTATCAACCTCTGCAGATATAGACACATAAGTCTGATCAATATTTAATAACTGGTCTCTCTTAGGCGCAATATCCAAACTATTAGGAATCACTGTTACCTTAATATCTGTATTAGTATCTACAGCAAAATTATTAATAATCACTCTACCTGTAGAAGCTTCTATACTACCCGCATTATTAATCACTGTAATATTAGAACCCTCAACGATCTTATAGACAATAACGGTTCTATTAGCAGACCCTGTAACCACCTTATCACCTAAGTAATGGTCAACACCCCCAATTTTAAATGCGGTAGAATTTAATATAAACTCTTTTTCGGAACCTGATTCAAAGATACCAGAAGCGTATGTTAGGATAAAGTTATTCTGAGTAGCAGTAGTCTTAGCCGATATAGTCTGGAACATATAAGGTCGGATAGTAGAGTTTAGAATAGACCTATCAGAACTATCTATGGCTTTCAATATTTGTGAGTACCTAAACACGCCATCAAATTTATTGAGGTTATTAAAGTTGTAGTCACTAATAGTATCTCTTACAACACCTTGTAATTCAACATTAGTTCTATCTGTTAGGTTAGGGTTATACTTAAAGAAGACATCAAGCTCTAAATTGGTAAAGTTAGGGTCCACAATTTCGGGCGTAATAGACACGATATTTTTGCCCTTTAATACGGTATCCTTAATTGTTAACTTTTCGGCAGCGGTCAAGGTGGCTCCTGTTAAAGGCTTAATGGCTACATATACCTTACCGAAATCAATAGGATCATTATCTTCACCACCCCATGTACTAATAGAGGAGACATTAGAGAATGATTTAAGTATGATAGCTCTATAATCATCTGATGTAACGGCTCTATTTTGTGCAGTAAAGGTCAAGGGTGCGTTGAACCTAATAGACTCCATAGACTCTCTATCTGCACCACCCGCACTTGGAGTCACCGTAGTAACTGTATAGTTGGCGTTAACTAGTCCACCAAGCGTAGATGATAGGGTAAACGTAGATGCCCCATTACTTTCATCACCATGCGTGTAGATATAATCTAAGGTAACGATATTATTATTAATAGGTTTCTTACCAATAACACCATCACCAAAGTATACTTCATACTTGCCGTTAGTGTTTTCTTGTAGATAATGTATCTGTGAGGCAGAATCTACATTTAAAAGTGATTCAAACCTACTATAAATGTCGTAGGTCAGTGCTTCTTCATTCTCTTGTACACGAACTCTTAATGTAGAAGTATCAACATCACTATCTGATATCTGGAATTTCTGTGACTCAATGTCATTATCAACTCTGTATAAGAGAGATTTATAGGTACCTTCGGCAATCTCTACGGCATCAAATGTAAACTGTTGAGTCGCACTACCTGTAACCGTTTGAGAGTTTACTACAACATACTGATATGTTTCTCCCTGTACTGTAGTAGTGAGTTTAGTACCTCTTGGTAGAGTTAATGTAGTAGGGTAAGAAGGACCTGCACTATTGTCAACCACTAATTTAATAGTAGCCTTAGGTGCAAGTACCGATCTTGGTACATATCCTAGTAATTTAGCCCTTGTGACCACATTACCACGTATCTGTGCAGAGTCAAGAAAGGCTTCATTTAATGAATAGTGAGCAGCAACGGCATTATAATGTGTATTATATGCAAGTACATCAAGGAGTGTTGACAAGCCACTACCTTCGAAGTTATAATCATTAAACTCCGATTGTTGCTTAAGATAATTTTTTAGGTTATCTTTAATCTGATCGAAATCAAGTTCTGTTACATTTAAATTAGTTGCCATAATTCTACCTTAATCTGCGTAATACAATCTCGACTGTTGCCTCTTGGTCAGATTGTTTAATTAAAAATTTTACTGTTATTCTATAAGCATTCTTATCTGCCAAGTCATCAACTGCTACATATATAGGTTGTACTCTTGGTTCAGACTTAATAACTCTTCTGATATTATCCTCTAATGCAAGTTCTGTTATGGCATCAGCAGGTTCAAATAATAAACCCCTTAAATTAGCACCTGTACTAGGTTGAAAAGGGCGTTCATGGAAGTTGGTTAATATTAAGTTCTTTAAAGCATTCTTAACCGCTTGGTCATCCCGTAGTGGTATAATGTCTTTTCTGATTTTATGTAATGTTAGCTTTAAGTCTAAATCACTGTATCCCTTTGCACGAGATACATTAGATGCTTTATATACTCTACCAGAAACACTCCTATCCGATAAGATAGCAGGAGAGGTAATTATGTCGCCGTCGTTTATATTAGCCATATAGTTATTTATACCTTTTATGTAAGTGTTTAATCAGGCTTCTTTGTTTTACCAGCAGAAGAACCACCTGATATAGTATGTGTATGAGTGGCCAACGTAGCCCCACTATCCGTAATGGTATCACTCGCCACAATGGTACTACTATTAGTCTGTGCTCCTGTCACAGCTAAGGTGTCCTGAAGCGTAGTTGCGGCAGATACCGTTAGTGTACCAGTAATAGTAGTATTACCATCTATGTTTACGACATCGTTTACTGCGTCTATTAGCACCGTGCCTTGTTCATTGATATTAATTACTGTACCACTCTTGTGTCTGATTTCAATCTCAGCACCGGTCATCTTAAATTTATGTAGGTCTTTATGAGTAATCTCTATTCGTTCCTCACCAGGCTCATTATCAAACTCTACTATATGCAGACCCTCTGTCTTATGTACCTTATTATTAGGGTAGTGATCATCAACCTCTATAGGTAAATCATTGATACCCGCAGTCTCAGAAGCAAAGGTACCCATAATAACAGGGTCTTGAGCACTATTACCGTCTCGGAAGAACCCAATCACCCACGACCCTACCATTAATTGATGATTCCCTCCAATACCCTGCATAGAAGCATACGTATTAGGCATCATCACAGTAGCCCATGGTAAGTGTTCTTTCTCTATAGTAGAATCATAGTAACCAAAAGGTAATACTCGCACTCTATTTGATTTATTCGGATCAGATACATCTCTGACCTCACCTATAAACCATGCAAACTGCCCACCTACGAACATATCATTTTGTAGCATCTAAATCCACCTCACTAGAATCTTTTTGAATCGTTAAGTATTGATAGAATCCCTTATCAAATATGTGTTCTATCTGTGTCACTAAGTATACACCTGATTGGAGTTTATCTATGCCAGACCCCTCTGCATCTTCTTGTGCCTTTCTTATCTCCACTTTAATCTTTTTCCCTACGCTCATATCAAAGTCACCAGCAATCTGAATGGTATGTTTCTGGTAATTAAGGTTCTCCAAGTAAGCCATTGCCTTAGGTAAGTCGGCTGGAGAAGGGCTCATATAGTTCTGAGAGTCATTAAAGGCCTTAGAGTTCAGGGATATAAAATAACTCTTTGACTCGCTATACGAAGAAAATATAGCATCCTGCACCTTCGCCCTTTCTGATACGCTAAATGGTATGTGTTGATTTAACCGTAAATTACTCCCACTA